TATCTGATATAAGTGTTATTGTTGCCATGTTATTATACCTCGTGTTTTATTTCTATATCTGTTAATGTTGTATGAACAGAAGATTCTTTTCCCCATGTTCCGAATTGTGTACCTGAAATTGATTTTGTATCTGTCATTTTTCCTCATTAATTATATTCTTGGGCTAATCCCCATGTTCCCCATGCTGTTGGCCATAATAATCCACCACTTGCTTCTGTTCCACTTGCTATTATTGTTGTAATGGCAGAACTTGAACCCAATATTAATTGTGAACCATTGGGTGCTAAATATGGACTACCTAATAATCCATTCACAGAACCACCAAGTATAAATGAATTTTCTACTTCTGATTTTGTTACTTTCCATTCTTTAACTCTAAATTTTTGATTTATTTCGTCTGTTTCTAATCTTGATATTACACCATCTGTTATTTGATTGTTTGCTTGCAATTGTCTTAATTGTATTAGCATATCTTTTAATGTATCTGTTAAATCTAATAATTTTTTTGATACTGATATTGAAACAACCTTTCCATTTTGTATTGTGGTGTCGTTGAAATTATATGATACTGATAATATTTGATAAGTTTGATTAATTATTGTAGTGTCTGGTAAATTGATTTTAACTGTATCCCCAGCAGTTATTGCTATAATGCCTTCGATATTTACCGAACCTTGAATTCTTGGTGCTGAATATTCATTAAGTGTTTGTAAAACTATTTGTTTTGCTTCTCGTGGGTCTTTTATATTAGTGTCTACAATAACTTTATCTTTTTTACCATAAGTTGTTTCACTTGCTCTATTAACTCCATATTTAATTATTGGTGTGCTTCTATCGTAATTAATAGTTACACCACTGCCACTTCCTGGGATGTTATATCCTGCATCAGTTCCACTAATAAATATGATATTTTTTGAATCGTAATCAACTAAATAATTTATACCTGATTCTGGAGCAAGAGCCATCATCTCATATATTCCACCTTTCTGTAATACATCATTAACAAAGTTTTTTGTGTTGTGTGGTTTATAATCTAATGTGTAAACACTTCCTACTCCATCACCTGTAAATGTATTAGTCCATCCTGATAATATTCTGTCACCATAAACCCATACATTATTATATATCTCTCTTGATGTTTCTGAAAATGAACTACTAATTACATTGGTATTGTCTAGTGTTATTCCACTTGGATTACTTTCTTGCTCTACGAAATGTAAATCTTTATCGTTGTCTACATAAAAATAAAAGTTTGCTTTAGCTGCTAATTTTTTTATAGCATCAAACATACTTATATTATTAAAAGAAATTCTTTCTAATATAGTGGTTGTTACTGCAACATTTACTACTGTCAATAATGGTGCATATTTAGCCATTAAATCTGTGATTGTTATACTAACTTCTTGGTCTGTATATATCTCTGGTTCAACAATAACATCCATTAAATATTTAGAATAATCACGACCTTTAATTTCTAATGTACTATCTTGACCTGTACCTTTATGTGTTGCTGTTTCTATTAATCCAGTAAATATTTTTGTTGTTGGTGTTGTTGTATCTTTGTCTGCATAAATAATCACTTCTTCACCAATATCAAACACATCATCATATTTATTGTTTGGGTTTTTTACAAAAGAAGTGAATGTACTAGCAGAATTTGAATCACCAATAGTTGAAGTTACCTTTAGAGTATTAACATTATAACCAGTTCCAGCTACTTCAAACTTTGGTGTTATCATAATGATATCTTCTCCATTAAGTTTTCTTCTAATGCTGTCGCCATTTCTGATGGGTCTGTTCCATATATGTTTTCAATATTAACTATCATACCTCCACCAAATGGTGAATCACCTTTATATCCAACAATAGTATCATTAGGACTTATTGACATTGGTTGTCCTCCAGGAGCAATCATAAAATCATCAAACTTAAGAAAGTCTATTGCTTTACTTACTCCACCGATTGCACTTCCAAAAAAATTACCTATTGCAGAGTCACCTATTGCAGATGCTAAGTCTTTAACAAAACCTATTGCTGATTTTATTTTATCAACAAAATATCCAAACCCATCACCTATCTTGTCTATAATAGTTTTAAATACTCCAAATGCTGCAACAAATCCACCTTTAATAAAGTTTTTCACATTTATTAACATATCCCAAATTGATTTTACCCAAGATACTGTTTGGTACCATTCGTTTCCTAAAAATTTGAAGAAACCCATAAAAAAGTTCTTTGTTGATTCTAATGCTTTTGGCATGAATTTGAAAAATATTGCAATTCCTTGAAATATTCTACTAATGAGGTCCCATGCAAATGTTAATAATTTTATATATGTAGTTACTGACCATATTATTAAATCTAAAAATCCTAATCCTACAAGTACATCCCAAATAGACATAACTATTGAAAATATACTACCAAGAACATCAAAAACTATTGCTCCTAATATTCCCATATTTTTAAACATTGATTCTATCTGTGGTTTATATTTTACTATTTTCTCTACAATGTCTGTAAATATTTGTTTAATTCCAACAAGTATCTTTCCAACAAATTCTCTTGCTGGAGGTAATATAATAGAAAACATTGTTTTTAATCCACTCCATATCATTTTCACAACTGGTGATATTGTTTCTAATACTCCTTTAAATCCTTTCCATACTGGTAATAATCCATTTTTCATTATAGACATAAAATTAGTTATCTTTGATGTGTCAATACTTGCAAAGAAATCTGCCATTCCAGAAACAAGTGGTAATAATGCTGGAGTTATTATTCTTCCAAGATCTGTAAATGCTCCAGCTGCTGTATTTTTTAATTTAATAAATCCTTGACCTGCTGTCTTATTCATATCATCAAATTGTTTATTAGACAATCCTGTTTTGTTGGCTAATATATCCATTGATTTAGCTATACCATCAGATGCTTTACCTACTGCTGGCAAAACCGATGTTATTGCTCTTACATTTCCAAACATCTCACCTAATTTAACAACATTACCACCTACAGAATCTTGTAATGCTTCTAATGTTCCTATTAATCCAAGTTCTTCTATTGCTGCTTTACCTGATTCAAAACCTATTGCTTTCAATCCATTTTGTAAGTCTTGTTGTGGTTTTAATAATTGTGTTAATGTAGCTTTCATACCTGTAGCTGTTACATCGCTGTTTGCTAATACTTTAGTCAGTCCTGCAAATGCACCAGCTGTTTCATCTAATGACATACCCATTTCTGCTGCTAATCCTGCAACTTTTGGGAAAGCATTAGCTAATTCTGGCATTGTTGTTTGTCCTGCTACTACTGCTGCTGCAAATGTATCCATTACATCTGCTGCACTACCTGCTTCATCACCAAATGCTGCCATAGTTTTAGTTCCAACATTAATTATTGAACTTAATTCTGCACTACCACCGACTGCTGCTGTTGATGCAGCTAATAAGAATTCTTCTGCTTTGGCTGTATCTGTTATACCTGCCGAAATTGTTTGGTATAAACCATTCAATGCAGAAACCTCTCCACCTTGTAAACCCATCTCATTACTAACTTTTCTAATAGAATCACCATATAAATCATAAGAATCAACACCTTCACCAAGTAAAGTATTTACTTTAGCAAAACCAGTTTCAACTTTAGCAAATGTTTTAACTGATACTGTTCCTATCACTGCTAAACCTGCTGCAATTGCTACACCTGCAACTCCTGCTGCTGTAGCTAAACCTCCTAGTCCTGTTGCTGCTTTAGCAAAAGTTCCACTAAAACTATCAACTCCTCTTACAACTATGGAAACAACAGCACCACCTGCCATTCCTCCCATTACTGCTCCTACTACCATTTATCTTCTCCTTGGGCTTTTTGATTTTGATTTAGCTTTTTTGTGTGCTTGTTCTTTTTTCTTTTCTTGTCTGTTGAACTCATCAACTAAACAAGTTATTTCGATAGGGATTAATTGAGGTATTGTGAAAAAATTATATCCTCGGTCATGTAAAAAAAAGGCTAGACTCCTATCGTTGTTTAGTCTTTTTTCGATAAAAAATTCTCATCCTCTAATACTTTTAGAGTATTTGAATTGTCCATTAATTTCTTCATTTCTGTTTGTGTTTTACCAATACTTATTGACATCAAAGCTACAATGATTGCTTGTGCATAATCTAGTTTTAAGTCTTTAGCTTGTTCTAAAGTTATACTAGGTTCTACTGTATGCTGAGAAATTATTTCATTATCTAATTCTTTCTCTGTTGTGCCAGTATTTTTTGTAGCTGACACTACTCTTTGAATCTCACCTTTAAGTAAAGGTGTTAATTTCATTAGTGGTTTATCTTCTAGTAATTCTAATACCACTTCTTGTGCAATTAATTTATTGTTTTCGTCTCTCTGAAAGACTGCCTGTTTTAGGTCTAAATATGCCATTGTATAGCACCTCCTCTGAGTTCTAAATTATTAACAATTTACCAAGGATTGTATGAAGCTATCGCATCTGTTGCAACTGCTGAACAACTTTTTGGTGTTATTGTCATTGTTTGCTCGTCTAATCCTTCGATTGGTGACGGTGTTTCCATTTGTGTGATTTCACAACCACTTAATGCAATAAATAAATTTTTTGCTGGACTTGCGATATTAACTTCTAATAACATATTAAATTCGCTTCCACCTTTATAATATTGGTCATAATATTCGTATGCTTTGTCTGATGTTGAATCTACAGATAAAGACACTTCATAATCTCTATTCAAAGGTTGTGGTAAATAAATTTCTTTACTTCCATTAGCATAATGTTTAGCTTCTAAATTGTTATTTATAGATAAACTCCAATTATTAACATAGTCTACTTTTGTTCCACTTGGCCAATGTATTACTGTATCAGCATAAATGTATGGTCTTTCTGTATCTGCTGTTAATGTTATTCCTAATCCTGATGAACCTGGAACTACTTCTTGAGCTGTATATCCTACTTCACAATTTAATATTTCACCTTGTGATGCTGTCAATGTAAATGAATCTACCATACAACCATTATAATTTCTAATGAAATTAAGCCCTGTTGGGTTAAATTGATGAACATCTACTAATCCGAAACTCATAAAAGGTGCTGTTGTTCCACTTGTGAAAGCATTACCATCTGTTGAATTTGTTTCTGACATTGTATGTGTGTAACTTCCTGCTGCACCTCCATCTACATTACTTCCTAAAGCGTAACCTAACATTCTCCAATTTTGTGGATAATAATTAAAAGTTCCTGCTAAATCTATTACCAAATCTGCGAAACTACTAACGTTTCTAGTGTTTGCTCCTTGATATCTAATCATTTCTCTTGGGAATGATTCATCTGGTGTGTGCTCTTGTACTTGTCCTATCCAAATACCTGCTCCTGATGTATTTGCATAAGTACCTGACTCCATTACCATTCCAAATTTATTTCCGTCTGCGACGTATCTTGCCATTCTTATTCCTCCATTATTCTAAGTTGATATAAACATATATTTAATTATAATTATTTTTGAACGTAATCCTTGTTCGCCTTCTTCGTCAACATCTGTCATTGATGTAACTGCGAAATCATTTAAATCATTAGCATAACTTCCTGATGATGCTATATATTGTTTTGTTCTTAATACTCCATAAACTTTTTGGGTTAGTTCATCTCGCTCTGTGACATTTCTAGCCCAAACTCTAACTTCTAATTCACTATTTACTAATTGAGCACTTGTTTGCATACCTAATTTACTAGCAATCATATCTGTCAATTTTACTGTTATTAAAGGATATTTCACTGGTCTTCTTGGATATGATGTCATTACGAATTTAGAACTAGAACCTCTTGTAGATGTAATAGGATCTGTTACATTTGTTCGGAGTAAATTCCTTACAAATATTACTGTGTCACTTATTAATGTGCTACTTGCTACTGCCATTTCTTTCCTCGCATTGGATTAAACAATATCGCTTCAACTGTTTAATAAAATATATTTTTTATCTTATTTAAATTTAATTAACCTAATTATATAATTATAAATGTGTTGCCTTTTTTACTTTATCTCTGATGTATGTTTCTACTTTACCTTTTGTTCTTGCTAATGTATTTCTAAAATGATATCTACCTTGTCTTTTAGATGAACCGTGTTCTAACTCGCCTGAATATTCTACATTACTTGCTACTGTTCCTGATGCACCTTTTGTTTTTGAATATACTGTCTTCATAAAAAGTCCTGTGTCAACACTTCGTGGTTCTGCATTTCTTCCAGCAATACTATCTTTTACTTGCCCTTCTACATATAATGTGGCTTGTTCAACACCTTTTTTGGTTGCTGCATCAATCGCTTTACCTCTACCACTCAAATATCCTATTGCTTTATTAACTCCTAATATATTAACCTTTTTCATTCTTTATCTAAACTTCCTGTTGGAAGTTCTCTTATAAACATTTTTTTATATACAATTTCGGCACCTATTGGCCATGATTCTACTCCATCGTCTAATAATGAAAATTGTTCTGTGTTTGGAGAACCTAATCCAACCTTAATAGCTGCTCCAGATGTGTTTACTGTTCCTAAAACATACAATCGACTATCGTTAGTAGTAAGTTTACCTTGTTCAATTAAACGAGCTTCTGAGCTTCCTTGGGCTCCTTTAATTGGTTGTTGTAATCCTGATGCCCAAACATCTGAACCCGATTGAGCATATTTATAACTATCATCATAGTATGAACCTGTATCAGTCACACTATAATATCTAAATCTAACAGAAGTCCCATTCGTATTAATTACATCTTGAACGGTGTTCTGCAATTCACTCGCTGTTACCATATTTTGATTCCTTTTTGATATCGTCCTTTTTGCTTTTGTCTATCTTTAGTTCTGTCTTACTTAATACATCTTCAGTAAGTATGTAATGTTTTGTTTCTAATAAACTTTTTACTTCGCTCTGTTCTACCTCTATTATACCTCGAGGTTGAAATGGACTAATACATTTTAATTTTATTTTTGTCATTGTATTCACCTGTTATCTTTAATATCTTGCTTTACTTCTAGTAAAAGCGATTCAATATTAACTAATTTAACTTGTATTTCGGTTAATTGAATATCTCTATTGTTAGCCTTATCAGACAACTCATCAATATCAATTCTTATAGCAATAAATTTCTCACTAATATGATTAACTTCATCACAAAGCCCTTTATAGTCTGATTCAATATTTGATTTCCAAGTAGCCACAGTGAAAGTAGTTGTCATTATAAATAATAATACCAAAACTGCAACTGCTATTGTAATTTTAAATTGGTGTTTCTCTATCGTTCCTTTCTTTACCAAATATGTCACCTATCCGTTTGATTTATAGCTTTTGATATTTACACCAAATGCATTTAATTCTTGCATAGCAAGTTTATTAAAATTATCTGCAGCAGTATTAATATTACTGTCTGCTCCTTTTTTCTCTGAAAAATCTCCTAACTTAACTGATGAAACATCTGCACCAACAAGTTGCATATAATTTAATGTTTCTGCTGCTGTTAGTTTTGTTAATGGACCTTGGAATGTAATATCAATAGAATTAGAACCAATACTTGCTCCTGTATATTGTTCAATATACTCACGTTTTTGGTCTGCTATCTCTAACATTCTTAATCCGCTTATATTATCTGGTACATTATCTACCAAACCATATACTGCTTCTGTTACTGAACCTAAACTCCATAATGAAATTTAAACCACCTCTCCTATCGGTATTCTTGAAAAATGACAATTTAATCGTTCTTCAATTATATTTTGTCTTGCCATGCTTTTTGTCCTTTATGTGCAATACTTAATTTAAGTTTATAAGATGGGGATAAATTTATTCCTTTGTTCCATGGAATATATCCTTTTTTATAACCCATCATAATTACCTAAAAATCTACACTTCCTAAATGTAACCAATCTGTTCCTGAATTATTAACATAATATTCATTGTTAGCATTATCATACGCAACAACTCCACCACTTACACCTTGTCCTGGACCTACTCCTTCTGCTGCTGGACATACTATACCACTTGGGTTACCTAGAACATACATAATTTCTGCTCCACCTAAATGTTCTCTTAATCCTGGAACTAAACCTTTTACTGTACTTCCTGTTGTCATATTATATCACCTTTGTGTTGTTTAATCCACATTTATTACAATGTAAATCTGAACCAGATGGACCACCACCAGTAATAACCATATTTGCACCACATCTTGGACATTTATGTTCTACAGGAACTTCTTGTTCCTTTACTGGAATTGCTTCTTCCTTTTCTGGAATTACTTCTGAAATTGATTGTTTTTTCTTTACCATTTTTTTTGTCACCTATATTAAATAAACTGATAATAATCCTTCTGAACCTGCTCCTCTTAAAGCAATTGCTCTTCCTCTACCTGCTACAGTTGTTGTTATTCCTGTATTATGTGCTCCACCTGAACCTGCTGAAACTGATGCTCCTGCAATTACAGTTGTGTCTGCTATGATAGAATTATTTTGTCCTTTGATTTGAATGTTTGGAAATGCTCCACTTGCTGTTGTTCCTAAACATATCCCTAATGGAACTGTTGTTGTACTTGCACTTGGTTTTGATACCATAGCCATTGTTGTTCCACTTGCTGCACTTCCAACAACCCACATTCCACCTGAAATTATTGCTTCTGCTGGAATGTTATTTATAATTGTTCCTTCTTCATTGTTAGCTGATGTAAATATACTCTTAGAAACTTCTAAATCATTATATGCAATTAATGCTCCAGCTGTTACTGAACCTAATGTTGCATCTATTTCACCTGAGAATGTTGCACTTCCAGTAACATTAATAGTATTAATTGTTGTTGAACCTGCAACGTCTAAATTTATTATTCTAAAATTAGTTCTTCGTAATCCGTCTTTTGTCATTTGTTCCTCCTTACTCGTTCAATTGAACACTGGGCATCCAGCTATTCGGGATATTCACAATATTGTGAATTGATTAAATATTAAAATAAAAAAAATAAAAAAAAATAAACTACTTTAAGAAGTAGTAATTTTACAAACTGCATCTGCTCTGATTAATTCAACAACGATTCTTTGAGTTACAGCTGCTGCACTCATATCGTATGTTGGTAAGTCAAAGTTTTCAACTGATACTGGTCTTTTTTCAGCAATTGCATAAGCATTCATTTTATCTGTTACGATACCATATTTGCTCCAAGTTGTTGTTGGTGCTGCATTTGTTGAGAATTTAACTACATTCAAACCATAGATTGTTCCTACAAATCCTCTATCAAGCATTTCAGTATTACCTACTTTATTTGCTTCAACGAAAGTATCAATGTTTCTTAAGTCGTTAAGGAATTCCATTCCAATAAATAATGTAGTAGGTTGATAATCTGCATCATCTAAATACTGCATTGCTCTTGTAATGTTTGCTATTGTTGCTGCTGCTCCACCTGTTACTGTATTAGATGCGTCTGCGAATGAGTTTAATATTAAACTTGTTTCGTTTTCGGATAATCTTTTTCCTGCAATTTTTACATTGTGTTGTAACAAATTCCACTTACCATCTTCCATTAATTCACGAGTGATTCTAATAGCCACTCCGTATTTAACTGGTTTTAGGTTAGTGCTTGTGTAAGCAACTTGATCCATAGGGATTTCTGTTCCTTCAGATACAATTCTAACACCCATAGTATTAGCTGTTGCTAAATCTATGTCTATACTTGAACCTGGAATGTCTCCTGGACCAAAATATAATCCTGCTTCACTTCTTGGGATTAAGTTTTTATCTACTTCCTCAATAAGTGTATCGTAAATCTTTTTCGCAATTAACAAACTTCCTTCTGTACCATCTGCTGTGCTTAAATATTCTTTTAAGTATTCTAGTGTCATCTTCTTTTCACCTATCCGTGGATGTCAACAAGTAAAAATCCACCTGATGCTCCTCCTGTTAATGCTCTACCTATAGGTTGCTGTGATGCTAAATTTGCTGCAACTGAACCTAATGCTTGTACTTGCTGTCCATCACATCTTACTAAAACACCTGCATCTACTGTAGCATCTGTTGGAACAATAAAGACTCCTCTTGTTGCTACTGTTATTAATGCTCCTGATGCTGCTGTATTCATAGCAATTCCTGTAAATTCTGCTCCACTTGCACTATTTGTAAATTCAATGTCGCTTGTTGCAACTGAATCTGCTCCTGATGAAACTACGCCTGTTGCTCCTGATGCTGCTACAAACATTCCACCTGAGATAATTTCTTTTGCGTATCCTGATATTGTTCTTGGAGTACCACCATCAAGTACTGGTACTGCTCCGTTTGGATTCATAACCATTTTCTATCTACCTCACTAATCGTTGGTACTTTTTAGCGTCCAACTTTGCTGGGTCTTCATACATTGAAAATCCTTTTCCAAATTCTGTTCTTTCAAACATATAATTATCTAATTCAGAATCTGCTTTTTCTTTTACTATTTTTCCTTTTAATTTAACTTTTGATTCTTTCATTGTTTTTAATTCCTTAAGCACTTTTCCAATGCTTTCTTTAATTTCTGAAATATCAACTTTTTCTGCAACTTCTTCTGATTCTGCAACTTCTTCTGCAGGGGCTTCAACTGGTTCTTCAACTGGTTTTTCTTCCTCTACTGGTTCTGCTACTTCTTCAGCTGGAACTTCAGCTTCTTCTGCTGGTTCCTCTGCAGGTACTTCTTCAGCTTCTTTCAGATTTTTTAACTCTTCTTCCAATTGGGATAACTGAGCTTTCATATCTTCTGTTTCGGTCATTTAGAAAACCTCCTATTTTGTTTTTCTATTCTTGAATTCATTTCTTTTCTGCATTTAAAAATTCCTGTTTGTAATTCAAGCTTTTCAATATTTTCTTTTAATATTTTTGTATTATCTGTATTAGCAAACTTTTCACAAACTGCTCTCGCAAAATTTGCATTAGGGTCTGATGGTACTGCGACAAGACTCAATTCTACAAACTCAATACCCTTAGGTACTAACACTGTTTCATTAGAATCTTCATTTACTTTCTCTTCTGTTATTTCTTTAACCATGGCACCAATACTAACACTATTAATTCTACCATCTTTTATCATTTCTTGATATTTCTTTTCCATTATCTTTCCTTCAAATGGTATTGCCTTTATAGCATTATCAAATGAAGACTTTTTTACTTTACCAATAATGTTATCAATAGAATTCTCATGGTCTTTTAGAATTGGTCTACCTGTTAAGGTATGAGCTGCTTTAGATAATTCTTCAGCTGTGTATTTAACACCATTACGTGTTGTTGTTGAGTTTATGGCTATTCCTTTTATTATAAAATCTTCTCCGACTGTTACTGCTTCGGAAATAGGAACCATAAATTCGCATAATTTTTCTGTATTAGATATATCGGTCATGTTTTCCACCTTTAAATTAAACTCCTCATAGAGAAAATATATTTTTTATAATATTTAAATGTTATTAACCTAATTATATAATTAAGAAGAAAATAAGGTTTTTACACCTTTTTGTCTATTTCTTTTTTTACTGGTTCTACTGGTTTGTCTGACAACTCTTTAGCTATCAATTGAAGTGCTGCAATTACTGATGCATTATCTGCTCTAGTTAATTGAACATTTGAGCACACTCTATCTACTAATGCAAATGCTTGCTCTTTAGTTAATTGTTTTTGTTGTTCCATTTTCGTTTACCTCCTCTGAAGTTTTTAATCTATCTAAATCATTTTGTAAAAATTTAATTCTTACATTAGCACATCTTAGTGCTTTTAATAAATCTTTCTGCAAAAATCTTAATTTAATTTGCATATTATTTATTAATTTATTTTTATGTTGCTCTTCCATTGTCTCCATTATTCGTATATTACTGTTAAACTTGCATCTTTTCCTGTTTCTACATATAATCTTAATCCATCACTAAATGGCATTCCTTGAAAATCTAAAGATACTGCTCATTTTAATACCATCCCTCTGTTGTCTCGTATGTTAATATTACTACTGTCCCATCTGTAGCTGTAAAGTTATAAATACCAATATCAATATCTGTATTAGCATTAGAACCATCTAATTTAAGAAATTCACCATTATGAGAATAAATTTGATGTTCAATAATAAAATTAGTAAAATCAGGTCTTGGAGGATTTGGTTTTGGCATTTAATACCAACTTCCTACATTAGTTAATGTATCATCTGTCCATGATAAATCTTGAACAACACTTCCTGCTCCGTCTCCTTTTATTACTTGTGTTAATTGACTACCATTAACTCCAACTCCAGAAGACCATACCATTGTTAATCCAGGATTCCAAGAATCTAATGTAGGTCGTCTTGTATCAACAAAAGTAACTCCACTTTGAACATAAACTGTGTCTACTGCGACACTAACACTACCAATAACTATTGGAGCATCTAATACTACTAATCCTGCTCCTGATGAATTTATTCGCCAGTAGTTTCCACTTCCTGTACCATCAATTATCGCCTCTGCCATAGTTCACCTTAAATATATTTAATATCTACACTTAATATTTGGTCTGTTCCACTTGCTGTGCTTCCTGTTTTAAGTATTAATACATTATCTACACAATATGGAACTAATGATGCGTTTGCTATACTTCCTGCAGCTGTTTGATTGAAATGTGCTGGATAATGATTACTCACTCCTGCACCACTTGATGCATTATTTAACCATATTACTTGACCTGTTCCTGAAACTGATAATGATAAACTACCATTTTGCCAGAATGCTGATTGGTCTATTTGAACTATCTGTCCATTAATAGGATTATCTAAATATACTGCAACTCCTGATGTTGCTACTGTGAATGTATCTGTTGTTAAATTTGCTGTTTTTATTCTGTCTTCTCTAACCATTGGTTATCACCTTATTTATATCTTAATTTAATTTCAGTATTAGTTTCTTTTCGTCCTTTAATGCTAATCTTTAACATATCATTAAGCATCCAATTAGACAGAGCAAAGTTAAACACATTTCCTGAATGACTTACTGATGAAATCATAAATGGTAAATAATAACTTCCCTCAAATTCTTTATTATCATATATTTTGATTGATGGATTATTGACTAATGATATTGTAATGTGAACTGGTAAATTTGATGTTATAATACCTGCAAGTAATTTTCCATTAATTAATGGAGTAATCAAAGATGCTTCTGTACTGTCTATTGTATTCAATTGTAATATTAATTCTTTAATATTCTCCTCTTTAATGTCTTCTGTTTCTCGTATTGTTACTTCAATTCCTTCTTCTGTTTTTTTCATTTGAAATCTAAATACTCCAAGTGTTTTCTTGTTCTATACATTTGTGCTGAATTACCTCTTCGTGTTAGTTGTTGCTGCTCTTCACCCATAATACCTGCTCTTGATAATTGTAATTCGTTAGGTACACCAGCAAACTGTGCTTGAGATCTAGTAACTGTTTCGCTACCTGTATAATCTACCCAATCGCCAGTTACCAATACATCTTCATTTTTAAGCGAATCTGTAGCAGAATCACTGTCAATAACAATGTCTGTATTAAATTTATCTCGTAAAAACCTTTGATTAAATCTTGGGCTGATAAACACTACCATTTAACAATTTCCTCTTCCTTTTCCTGTACCTGCACCTTGTCCACTTGGTCCAGTTCCATCTCTATCTGGCATATTAATCACCTCGGATCTTACTTTTTAATGATTCTTGTAAAAATTTCTTATTATTATTATGAAGTTTATGCATGCACTCTCCACAATACCATTCATCATATACACAAATAAATGCTGGGTTTTCACAACCTTTAACACAACATACTGGTTTTTCCATTATAAATCCAACTCTGTTATAGGTGCAAATGTACATCTACAAGCTACATGTAATGGTATTTGGTTATTTGCTTCGTTGATTGTAAATATTTCACCATTCATTGCTGAACATTCTTGGCAAGTTCTTTCTCCTAATGATGACACCCATCTAACATTCTTAACTCCTTTACTAGCATAATTCTTTAATGCTCCTTGAGATGCAAATCGTGTTGTTTCTGTTCTTGCAATCATATTTGGTCTTAAACTTTTATCAGTAGTTTTAATAAATTTGCCGTCTTTTTCTTTATATGTGTTAGGAGGTTTTACAGATCTTTTTATTTCGTTCTCAATCCATTTTACACTCTTTCCTTCTGTGAATCCAACATGCATTATGTTTCTAAGTTTTTCTATTTTAACTTGTTTAAGTTTACCTAATTTTATATCTTGTTGTGTTGTTGCTTTTAATAATTTGAATTGGTCTGATGCAATAACATCTTGTATGTCTTCTATATATGTTTGATAATTAAAACCTAACCATTCTTGTAGGCTATATTCTTTAAACATATCTCCTTCATTACATATATCACAAGTGCATAATTCAGTATGAATATGCTCATCATCTATTGCTTGTCTTTGCTCTCCTGGAATTAATGGTAGTGATGTAGTTTCTTCTTTGTCTCTTTCTTTCTCATCGGCTATCTTCTGTTTTTCTTTATCTGTTAATTCTTTCTTATCTTCAACAGGCTCTTCAACAGGTTCTGGTTCTATTAATAATAATTGTTCATATTTGTCTTCATCTAGCCCTAATAGTTTCACTGCTTCTGCTTCTAGTAACGTATAAAATGCTTTAGTTGTTGTTGGGGTCTTCATTAAGTTGCTAACTCTATCTAATTTTTCATTAGACGCTTCTTCATCTGGCAATCCCCATTCTAATTCAACATGAGCATCTATTCCTTGAACATTAAGAATTCTTTTAAATATTTGTTGTTCAACTACCTTCTCGATTTCTTCTTGGAAACTTTGGATCCTCATCATAAAGGCTTTCATTTGTACTTTTGCTAATCCTTCTGGGATGTTTCCTTTACCCATTAATACTTCTGGAATCTGAGTTGTATAAAAATACATGTTTTGTTGATAATCTAAAATACTGTTAAACTTATCACCAACACCAACAAATTCTAAGACTTTCATATCAACATTAGGACCTGTTGCCCATTCATGTTTGTTATTAAGCCATTCCATTTTCTTACCAAATGCTGATAATGCTGCAGCAGTTGGAATAATACCTTTTTCCTTATCACCTAATTTAGCATGTATTGGAGAATTAGCTTTTCTTTTTAATAACATTGATAATTGTGCTTCATTAAATACTAATGATTCTGTTGTTTTTAATGTTGGATATAATATACCAATTCCATAAGGATAATCACCCACTATGTTAAATGCAATATGAGCAACTTCATTTGGCTTGAAATGTGTCACTTGTTTTTTATCAAATCTTTTAAATCCACCAACATATTGATTATATTCCTGGACTTCACCAAATTCATCACGTTTAATATACATATATGTTGCATTTAGTATTTTAGCTTTAAGGATCTCTTCATCTCCTAACTCCATAAAACCTGAACCTTTCTTTAATGCTTCTTTAGTCCATTGTCTTAACAAAGTGTCAAAATTAATATCCTTCATCCAATCTTCTAGTATTATTTTAGCCTTTTGTGCAAGTTTATCTTCTTCAGCTACCTTTAAATATATTCCAGGACCAACAATATAATCAACATATTTATCAATTGTTGCTGTTGCCATTCCGAATGTCATATATAACTTATCCATCATAGAAAAATCAAACAGATGTTCTTCACCTAAATCTTCAGGAGTCGTTTTATTAACATTTCTTACTTCACCTTTAAATTGCTCTGTGAAATCTACTGTTCCTGGAAATTCAATCCCAAAATCAGAAGCATCGGAAGTATTAGAAGTAGAACTAGTGAATTTGCCTTTTATAGTTGTGAATAAATCTTTAATTCCCATGAATGTGAAGTGATTGCTGATTGTTTATCCTGATAAATAAAATATATTTTTATTAATATTTAAATGTTATTATCTTAATTATATAATTTAGGCTATTTCGAAGGAATCACAAGTTCTATTCGACATTGCTCCAATACATCCTAATGCTAAACTGCAGACACAATCATCATGATATCCTTCTGGTGCATTTAGTCTTGTTCTACCACTTGCTGTGATTTCATACTCAAATATAGTAAGCTCGTTAATTAAAACTTCAATCTCTGGGAATGTAATCTCCTGTGTTTCAATCATCATGGATAAATTATCAATAATATCATTCTTAAACTTATTATTAAATTTATGTCCTATAATATTCATTCCAGTTCCTCTTAAATCATCAAGTATTGGATCTCCCAATCCAGTTGCATCTAAATGTACTTTGGCATCGTTGAATTTCTTGGCTGTTGCTATGATACGATCTTTTTGTAACTTCCAATCTATCTTATTGAATCTATCAAAGTAAACAACATGATTATCTCTGGTGTCTATTACGATTAATACTGTAAAATCTTGATACTTGGCTAGATCTACACCCATAACATAATTAACATTTCCTTCTGCTATTGTTCTTAGTTCACCACTGACACATCCTCTTACATTTCTGAATACACCACCTGTATCTGTTAAAAATATAGCATCATATTCTTGTTCTGCTGCTCTACTTGAGATCCTTCTCTTTTGAGCTGCAATTACATCCGGATTTAAGTATGGATTAGTAATACTAGGGAATGTCCAGCTTGATACATCCATTATCAAATTATCTTGTCCTTCAACAAAAATCTCATGAAACCAATTACGTCCTCTTGGAGTAGAAATAGCAATGCACCATCCGTCTTTATCTGTTAAAGTAGGTAATAAACTTTCTTCCCATGTTGTTTTCTTAATACGAGCAGCTTCATCTATTATCATCCCATCAACACCCTCTCCTATCAAAGAATCTGGGTTATCTGCTGACTTTCCTTCAATAACAGTGCCGTTAATTAATTTTAAATACATACGTGATTCTGATTTTACTTCAATCCAATGTGGAAGCTTATGTGTAAAATATTTATATACTTCTCTGAATACCTTTCGTGCTAAATCATATGTTGGAGCAACACACCATAACATTTGATTTGGTATGACTGCTCCTTTCATTACTTCAGCTGCTGCAGAGACTGATTTACCCCATCGTCTTCCACATGCTAATACTCTAAACTTAGAATTCGAATTATGCAATATCCATTGCTTGGGATGGGGAGCATAACCAATAGTATCAAATAATGCCTGTTGGTCTAATACACAATTTTTATATTCTATCTGCATCTTTAATCCATTATATGTCTCTTGACAAATACCAAGGACTCTCTTAGGTTTTTATTTTGTTTCTTTATCTCTCTCAGCTCGATCTCTAACCTTTGATTATAATTAGCCGATGTATCATATTTATATCGTGACACATAATTGTCTCTATAATAAGCAATCAATGTATCAACCAACTTATTAATTATCTTCCATTCATCATGGGGTATAACATCTTTAAATTTAGCAATGGTTTCTCTTCTTAATTCGTATATTGTCAGTTTGTCTTCCATTATGTTTATTTCACCTCTTTATTATAAAATAAAAATAAATAAAAAAATCAGTAATAATTACATACTGTTTATTCTTCAAATGCTTCAATGAATAAAAATATTGCTGTTAATACATGTAAGATCCAACCAACTACTGGGATTAATCCTACTGTTGATGCAATTATACCTAATATTGAACCTGTTGTTTTCTCTTTGCCTTTAACACTAAACACTAAATTGATAATATGTCCAACTAATGCTAATGCTAACGGTATCCAAATCATACCTACAATTATCATCATACCTAATACTGGTATTGCAAACAATGTTTCTACTATTGCCATTGCTAATTTTAATCTTTTCATTTTTAAGTCCTATTTATTTTAAGGATAATCTTTGCGATTCCACAATCATGTTCTGTAGTTGTGTGTAAAGAATAATCTACGTCATCTTCTATTTATAAAAGCGTTGTTTTAATGTCCTCTAATAATTCTTTTTTCTTCATTTTTATGTTCACCTTCTAGTCCTGCAACTTCTTCTATAGTTAAAAAGTTGTGTTTATCATCTACTTTTAATATTTTTTTTATTGTTTCTTCTTCTAACATGTTTTGTTCCTCTTTACTGAATATCTCTATATCGTCTTCAATAATATTATGTTGTTCATTCCCCCTTTTTGTGACCTCCTTCATAATTCCTTTCTGCATATAATATATTATCATTGAGTTCTTCTTGCGCATGTCTACCACTTATTAATGATACTCCCCTTATCTTTACATCTATGGGTATTATCTCTATCCCATGACGGGTAAGTGTGACCTCTAGATACATACCGACGGTTTTTGCCTCATTGAACTCATCGTTGATGTGTATATCCCCTATTATATATTCTCCTTCTTTTCTAATATTAATAACACTCCCTATTATCTTCTTTGAATCATAACTTTCATATAAGGGGCAAGTACCAATGTCATTTAGAGAGTCTTTAAAGCTCTCTTCAGTATATAAAACACCATTGGAGTTAACTTTATTTAATTTCATTAGTTTTATGTTTTTTACTTCTTTCATTTTTTTCACCTTTCCTTGAGATGCCGGGTGTTAATTTTCCCATCTATCTCACCATTTTATTTTTCCTCCTGTTTATCTAATTTTTTCTTAATTGCAAATAATAATTCTTGAACGCTACACTCTTTTACATTTTTATTAGCAATATTTAGGTCTTCATAATGTGGGTTACACCAATCTGTCATAAATTCATCATTAACTAAATATGTAACATTCAAAAACTTACTATATTTCTCATATACTGGAACAGTTAATGAGGTGGTTTCACTAAGAGTAGATACTATATGTGTTATAGGATTGTCACAGACTTCAATAGTTCTAAAGTCTCCACATAACTTCATAGCTTCTTTAACTTGTGGTGTTGATAACATTTTCCAATCAAATATTCTACATCCTGTTTTATCAATATTAAGACCTAACTTTCCATGAAAGTTTAAAGGTATAATAAGATTTTCATTACACAGCTGCATAAACTCTTGTCTAAACACCATTTGACGATGTGCCGTCATTGGTATATATGTCGCAAAATGGTCACAAATACAATCCCATAGAATGATACTTCTATGAAATTGCATTACAGATTCTCTATACCAATTAGCTTTAGGAATCATTCTTCGTATTCAAAATCTTCTGTATCTATGTCTTCAATATCCATATCTTCTATTTCAGCAATTTGTTGCTTTAATTTAGATACAACTTTTTTTGCAGTATCAAGACATCTATATTTATCTTCAAGTATTTTCATTACTGCTGTAACTTTTTCTTTATTAAGTTTTTTCTTAACATCTAACATTAGACTTTTTACAGTTATTCTTGCTTTTCTTTTTGATTTGTTTGTTTTTATCTGTTTTATCTTTACCATTTTAAATCGCTCCTGTGAATCCAATCACAAATCCTATGATAAATGACACAACGAATATTGACATATAGAAATATCCACCTACTATACCAAATTTACATGGTCCACTTAAATCACCAAATTTTACTTTCTCTTTTGTTTTAACCATTTTATTCCTCCAAATTTAATTCTTTTAATAATAACTTTCTATAAAACATATCACCTTGATAATCTTCTTTGCCTAATATTCCATATATTGCATCTATTACCTTTTGTTTATCAAGACAATATTATGTTCATGATTATATCATCTCTCATTCTATCGCCTCTCTATATTCTTCAAAATCTTCCATATGATATCCATAATGAACATCTCCATTAAAAGAATAAACTCCATGTTCTTCTAAGTTTTCTATTTCATCAATGAATAAACAAGTTTGTCCTTTTTTTATCCATTCTTTATCACTAAGACATTTTACTAATTTGCTCATTGTCATACCTCAACCAATATATTATAAATACTATTATAAATATAATCCAAAAATTTACCATGGTCTCCTCCTACTGATATAAAAAAATACTAATGACACAGAAAAGCTCACTTGGGAAAGTCCTGTTTAAATGTGTCATTAGTATTCGTCTGATGGACAATAAAATCCAGCACCAACAATCAATTTTTGTCATCTGTCACTGATTTCTCTAAGGCTAGGATAATTAATTGCGACTACATATACTTCCCAGTTACCATGACGGCACTTCGATAAATACATGTGGTGTTTCTGGTTTATAACATATTAAATAATTCTTTTTGTTGTAGTTCTGTTAAATGCTTAATGAATGCTGATTTACTAATTGCTTCTTTAAGTCTCTGTCTATCAATACAATATTTTTGAATGTCTTCTAATAATCTCTCCATAGTCCATGCAGAGAATATATACTCTGGATATCCAGCATGAACCTTTAAACTTAAATTAGGGAATTGTTCTACATATTTCACTCTTTTGGCTTCTCCACATAATTATCTTTAATATAATCATCTGCTATTTGTTTACAATAATCAATAAATATCTTTGCTGATTTGGATGCATTGCCTTTAAATTTGAAGCCTGTCTTGTCCCATGTAAAAGCACCTATCTCTTTACCATCATGCTCAACATCGCTAAATATCATGTTCATCGGAGGAGGAGTAATATGTATTGGTGCTGTGATATTATATCTTATATATTCATTCTCTTTTTTTGCCAAGTACCATTCCTCCAAGATTTTTTTGCTCTTTCATTCCTATAAGATCTCCCTCTTCATTAGCCTTAATAATCAATCTTTCTTCTTTATTACCATTCATACAAATAACAACAAACGATTCATTTGGTTGTATGTTTATTTCCATTTGCAATCCATATTAGGGTTTATTCCAGTTGACATAAATATTATCTCACCTTTATTATTCTTATCATCTAACTCTAATATTGCATCTACTACTATCTTCATATCACCATAACTACCTTTTTCCTTATAATATCTTAATTTACCAATAGCAGACTGGTGCTCTAAATAATCACCCTCTTTAGTTTCTATTAAAATATCAATACACTTCTTTCGATCTTTCTTTTCTATAATCCCTAACTTAATTTTTAAATCAACTAACTCTGTTGCTGTATTTTTGTCCATCTTTACTCCTCCTTTTTAACAATATCTTCACCAAATATCTCTATTGCTTTGTTAATATACTCTTCTTTTTTTTGATAATTTCTCAATTAACTCAGTATCTATCTTCTTAGCTATTTCATGGGCAGATAGTTTTAATCTACATTCTATCCACTTATCTCTTACTTCAAGAAGTTCTTTATATGTTTGACGCTCAGCTGCTTGTAATAGTTCTATTGCATTCATTCTTACTTCTCCTCCACAATCTCAGCTTCTATAATCTTGCCTTCTCCTTTACGTTTGAAAAATCGATCAATATCTTCTGTCACATGATGTACTTGCATATCAATCTTAATCTTATCACCGTGATGCATTTTATGCCAATCAATAAGACTCTTTGCTAATGCTGTTTTCTCTTTAATATTGGTTGCACCTTTCTTTAATGATTCCAAATACAATAAAATATCCAATGAACTCATATCTGTTTCAGTCATAATATCCATTAATCGTTTGGAATTTTCAGATGTCAATCCTTTTTTCTTTAATCCACGCAATCTCGCTGCAATCTTCTTATTCTCTGAACATACAAGTCCACCCTTACGTGCTATCGCCTTACGCTCTTCCACTGGACGTGTTGCAAATGAGACAAGGTTTCCGTTGTTGCTCATACTATTTTCTCCGCTGTCTTGCCTGTTAGCTTCTGCCATCTGTTAATTATTACTTGACAATATATTGGCTCAAACTCCATAATATAACATCTACGATTTAATTGTTCTGCTGCAATCTTCTTTATTTGATCATCTGGATGCTTTTTTGTGTTTTTATCATAGTGCAATATCTTATCAACATCAACCTGTTGTATTTTCATACTTACCCCGTTGTTTATATTATCATTCATTTTATTATTTATACTCTCGATGTTGTTGGACAGCTTTTCTAAATAATTTAGACTTATTTATGTTTCTATTTTCACAATAATTCATGTCATCTTCGTCCACACTTATTGATATTCTTTTTATCGCCATAATGTTATATAAGTTGTATAACTTATATATAAATATTCCTGTTATGCATAAATGTTAATCTATCAAGATAATCAAGATAATCGTGGTTTTGCACCCTATAGGTATATTAATTTTTACTGAACTGAGGAATATGGAAAGTGCGATTATTGTGATTTTCGTGATAGAAAAAGAGTAAAGTATATACTTTTTACCACAATAATCACGAAATAATAGAAAGTTTTATATACTTTCACCAATATGATATTTTTTATAGAAAAAACAGAGGTGTTAAAAATTATATCAAAAGACTTCAAAACGGTTGAATTTAATATTTGTGATAAAGTTTTAAAAGTGTTAATAAAAGACGAAAAATTGTTCATATATTGTGGCACAGGGTTAACAATTATGAATAATAATTTTAGATCTATAGTAATTAGTCCAGCAGATAATGCAGTTCCAAATTTGGCATTAAATAGGGAAGAAGTTGATAAACTTTTGACAAAAATTGAATTAAATGAGAATATAGATTTATCTGTGTATAAAAGTGAATATGGGATAGTGGGTATGAACAATGAGTGATAAAAAATTTAGAGTGTGGGATAATAAGAATAAATGTTATATTGATGATATATTGATGTCACAAGATGGAAGATTGTTCAGTAAAGAGGGTAATTTGATAATTTACACAGATAATTTAATAGTTGAATGGGTGATGCATAATGCTTAACATACCCAAACAACTAATCAACCAACGATTTATATTGATAACACCAAGTAAAAACCCAAAAATATGCAAAGTACCATATGAAAAAGGTTGGAACAAAGAGCAGAACTATTCATATGAAGAATTAGGCACTATGAATGTACCGAAATATGGTGTGTTGTGTGGCCATAACAATTTGATGGTAATTGATTGTGATTCTAGTAAGTTCCAAGAAGCGTGTGAGAAACTCCCATTGTTTCAGAACACATTCACATGTAAGACGGCAACTAAGGGGTTATATCATTACTATTTCTATTGTGATGGTGATAGTGGAGCACGATATGATGTGGATAAGATTAGAGTGGCAGATTTGCAAGGAAAAGGCACACAGGTGTTAGGACCAGGCTCAAAATTAGAGACTGTAGATAACATGTATGAAGTTGTTAGAGATAATGAAATTCAAAATGTTCCGTTAGAATCACTTAAGGAATTATGTTCAACAATGATTCCAGGTATCGGTGAAATTAAGAATGCTGAGCCTAAAAAAGTAGACAGAAAGGGCAACATAAATAATGATGAAATAGATCCAGTCATTAATTATATTAAATCTAAATTAACTATTCGAGATTTGTTAGAAGAATGGAATATTGACACACATAGTGGAAAGAATTGTGGATGTCCATTTCATAGTTCAGAAAGTAACGCTTGTTTAAGTTATGAGGACCATTTTTATCATTGTTTTCATTGTAATAGAAGTGGGTCTATATTTGATTTAGCGAGTGAATATTATAAAGAGAGTTTTAATGAAGTAAAGGACAGGTTAGCCGACAAAGTTGGTGTTCCAAAGGCTGTTATAAAACAAGCACAACAAATGGTACAAGCTAAATTGAAAGCTGACGCATCTGAATTGTTAGTGACAAAGTTTTTAGAGTCTAATTCAATTATGACGACTAGGAATGATTTGAAAACTGAGGTATGGATTTATAATAATGGAATATATATACCTAATGGAAAATCATATATTGGTCAGTTTATTAGAGCGACACTTCAAGAATATTTTACAACACACATATATAATTTGGTTTTAGAAAAGATTATGCGTGATACTTATGTTGAGGAAGAGGATTTTTTTAATACAGTATATCCAGATGAAGTTCCAGTAATGAATGGTATATTGAATATTAGAACAAACAAATTATCTGGTTTTACATCTAGTAGAATATTTTTTAATAAATTACCAGTATATTATAATCCAGATATTAAGTCTGAGAAATTCATGGGATTTTTAAAATCAACTGTTAAGACAGAAAAAGATATTGAAACAATACAAGAGGCTTTTGGTTATTGTTTATGGAAAGATAATAAATATAAGAAGGCATTTTTCTTAATAGGTGGTGGTGATAATGGTAAATCTGTATTATTAGATGGATTTGAATCATTGATTGGTGTTAGTAACATATCTAATGTTAGTTTACATGATTTAGATACAGAGAAGTTCTCAGCTGCTGGATTGTTTGGTAAAATGGTTAATATGAATGCAGATATTAGTGGGCAGAAACTTAATGAATCACAGTTGTTCAAGAAATTAGTATCTGGTGACTCAATTGAAGCTCATAGGAAATTTATGACACCAGTTAAGTTTAAGAATTATGCTAAGTTTTTCTTTGCAGCAAATAATGTACCAGATACTGACGATAAATCAGATGGGTTTTTTACTAGATGGAGTGTAATCAAATTTCCATACTCATTTAAGAAGCAGATTGATTACGATTTATTGTCTGATGAAGATAAAGCTAGTGGTAAATATAAGATAGCTGATATTGAAATGACAGATAAAATCACAACATCATCTGAATTAAGTGGTATGTTGAATTGGTCATTAGAAGGATTGCATAGACTTTGGAAAAATAAAGGACAATTTACAAATTCAGTTTCAACACAAGAAGTAAAAGATTTTTGGGACAAGAATTCTAGTTCAATGAAGTCGTTTTTAATAGATTGTTGTGAGATAACAGTAAATAACTCTGATTATATTGTTGCTGAGGATTTGCATGTTAGTTATACTAAATATTGTAAAGAAAAAGGTATTATTCCACAAATTAAAAAAGAATGTGGTGCAATACTAAGTAGTAACCCTATTAAATATTCACAAAAAGCTATTAAAAACGCTGAATCTGGTTTATTTGAGAATAAGCGTGTGTGGGTTGGGATCAAATATTTGTGAATAAATAGAAAAGTTTATATATTAGTATGTAAGTTATATAACTTATATAACAAATTAACAATAATGAGGTAAAAAATGATAAATAAAGAATTAATTAAACAATATAAAAACTGCGAAGATACAGTTATTAGATATGAGAAACAATTATCAGAACTACAAGAACAGTTTGATGTGGAAAATAGTAGCATTATTAATCAAATAAAAACACATAAAGAAGATATGGTAGATCACAAGGAACAACTAAAAGAGCAAGGACTTGTAGAATATAAAGAAACAGGAAGCAAACAATTAACAGGTGGTCTTTCTATAGCAGTTTCAAAAACATACGATTATGAAGATTCAGAAGCTATAGAATGGGCAAGAAAAAATATGCCAGTAGCAATATTAGAAAAATTAAACACAAAAATGTTTAAGGCACATATTAAAGATAATAAACTAGACTTCGTAAAATATGAAGAAATGATAAAAGCACAATTCCCAAAGGAATTAAAATTAGATGAATAAAATGGAAGATAAACTAACCTGTTCAATAGACGGTAATTGTTTAAGTATTGTTAGAAAAAATTTTATTAATTTAGCTGAATCACCATCAATATTTATTGAATTATCAGAAAAACAAATAAATGAAATAAATGCTTTAATAATTAATTAGCTTTTATTTTTACAATAATGCCCGAAAAAAACTATATGGCTTAGTGATACCATAAAGACATCATTGTGTAAAATCAATATTGGGCTACCATCACCCCGACATCAAAACAGACAAGACCAAAGGTCAAAGTCAAGAGGTAAGAAAATGTCAGAAGAAATTAGTTGGAATGAAGCAACAAAGAGTGGAAAATTTGTAACACTTGAAGAAGGCGAAGCTAAGAAATTAGTTATTACAAATTGGAAACTTGAAAAAGTTGAGAAATTTGATAAGGAACAAATTGAATTAGTAGCAGATATTCTTGAAGAAGACGGTGAAGAAATTACATCAAAAGATGGCAAATTATTTACAACAACTTCAAACAGATTGAAAAATAAATTAAGACCACTTCTTGAGGAAAGAAAACCAACAGACAAAATTGGAATTTCTATCATCAAAATTGGTGACAAATTTAACACAAATTATTCTGTTAAGGAATTTGAAATAAAAACAGAAGCTGAGAAAGCAGAATAAATTTTTTAGGGCTTAGTCCCTACTTTTTTTTTATAAAAGAGGTGGATTAAATGGTGAATAATAACAAATGTTTCAATAAATTATGTCCTAAATACAATAAAGGTGTTAGATGTAAAGGGTGTTACATCAAACTTAATGCAGGATATAATGACGATGTAAACGAAGATATATTTATGTATAATTTTATGAACAATGAATTAATATAAGGTGAACTAAAAAATGGTAAATAATATTGTTAAAATAGGATGTGATAGAGTGTTAAGAGTATTAAACACTGTTTGTTCTAATCCTAATAAAAATGGATCAAAAATAGCTCGATTATCAGACACATCACAACATTATAATGTAATGGTATTACGGAGTCTTTCTAAAGCTGGTTTATTAAATGCACTTGAAAAAAAAAGAGAAATACTTTACACAATAACTGAAAAAGGTGAAATTGTTAGGAACAATTTAACAACAGCATATAATAATTATGACTTTAGTTTTGAAAAAGGTGTACTTAAATGAATGTGCCAGATGACATTAAAGCATTAACAAAAGAAATTCTTGTATATGATATTGAGACAAGCTCACATGACCATAATGATGTTCCAATACCGATTTGGAATTTTGAAAGTTATTTGAAACATGCAAAACCAAAATATATTGGGTTCTATTCATATAAGTATGAAAAATATATGGATTTTATTGTTAAAGGTAATGAAGAAGAAATTATGACAATATTTGAAGATCATAAATTCATGGCTGGGTTCAATTCAAAAGAATTTGATACACCAATAATGTATAATACTGGTTTTTTTAATGGATATAAAGCACAAATTGATATTATGGAAGTGTTGGGATATGCAAAACATAAAGGTCATAAAAATAGAGCCAAATTGATGGGTGTTAAATTAAAATCTAATAGTTTAAAACATATGGCTGAAGCATTTAAATTAGATGTTCAGAAAGGTGATATTGATTATAAAATATTCCATAAAAACGATTGGACAGACGAAGAACAAGTCGAAATTAGGCACTATTTGAAAGCTGATGTTATGGTAACTAAACAGCTAATTGACAAGGTTATTGAGTTCTGGTATCCGTTTGCAGACATGATTGATACTGTATCAAAAAATAAATTACATTGGATAACATCCAGCATCGCTGCATTGACATATAAATGTGCTTGTAACACATTAGGTGCTGAAGAAATATATGGAGAAAAAATAGGTGGTGCTGAAAAGATGGGTGGTAGAGTTATTACACCTAAATTTGAAGAAGCTAGAAATGTTTGGTATGTTGATGTTCGTTCATTATATCCACATATATTCGCAATGTTCAATTTAAGTGCTGAAGTCGAGGGTATGACTGATGAGGATTTTAAATTAGCACCAGACACAATATGGCATGGTAATGATATGTTTGAAGTTAAAGGATATTATAATATTAGTAAACCACACCCATTAGCTATTGATTTGATGGAAAAATTAAAAATTAGGATGCATCTAAAAGAGAATGACCCAAACAATCCGTTAGCTTATGCGATAAAGATATTCATCAATTCATTTTATGGTGCTGCAAGAAGTGCTGTATTCAGACAAATTTATACAGAAAATGGTGGATGGGATTGTTGTTGGATAGGTCAACAAATTAATAAATATATGGAAAAACGTATGAATGAATTTGGTTTTGAAACAGTTGCAGGTGATACTGATTCGATATTCTGTTTAGAAAAAGAGAAATGGTCAAAAGCGTATGTCACTAAATGTTTAGCAAAGATTGTATCAGAAATAAATGAGAATGTACCATTACCACAACCAACGTTTGAGATTGAGATTGAAAATTATCTCGATTATATTATGTGGCCTAAAGATATGAAGACTGGTGATTTTAAAAAGAAAAACTATGTTTACATAGCTGATGACTACATTAAATGTATGGGACTTCCTGTTATTAAAGATAATGCTACACCATTGGGTAAGATAATATTAAGTGAAGTGTTGTTACCTATGATTAAGGAGCAACAGACAGCTAAATTTCCTAGAGAAGATTTAAAATATATTTTGAATGGATATTTAGAGAGAGATGATGTTATAGAATTATTTGCAAAAGAGTTCAGAGTCAAGAACGCATCTAGTTATAAATCAATGTCAACAATTCAAGCACAAATTAGTGAAGGATATTTTAATGGTCGAGATGGAACTATTCGATTAATAAAAAATAAAGTTTATGGTAAAGCTGGTAAATCTATGAAATATTGCACAGTTGATGAAGCTAAAGAACATAAATTAAGCATATTTGATATTGATTTGGATAAGATTAATAATGAGTTACAACCGTTCTGTGCTAATGGTTTTATGGATGATGATAAAGATAGAAAAGTTATTCAGCAATATCTTGATGGAAAACAGAAAGAATTAGACGCATTTATTGAAAGTGATTTGTTTGATAGTTACGCTGTGGGTGATGATATTGATGATGAGGAGTTCATTGAGAACGAGATATTCTTCGAGATGAATGTATAATGGTAGAATGTAAAATATGTGGGCATATATCAAAAAATAGTAGAGGTAGAAATACTCATTTAAGGTTTAAGCATCCTGAAATATCTGTTGGAGAATATTATGAGAAATATTATCCAAATTATTGCAAAGTTTGTAATAGTTTAATTAAATTTAAAGGTGAAAAATATGAACAATATGTATTCTGTTCTAAAAAATGCCAAATACAAGCATTTAAGGAAAACCCAATTTTTGTTGGTTCACCAAAAAAATATAAAGAAGATTTTTTACTTAATATATTAAAAGAACTATATAAAAAGTATAAAGGATATGTTACACAACGAATGGTAAAAGAAGATGGTCGTGTAAAACCACAGATATATTATTCTTATTTTGGTGGTTTTTCAAAAGCATGTGATTTAGCTGATGTTCCAAATTTACATAAATTAGGCCCTAGAAAACATTTTAAAGAAGATGTTATTAATAAAGTTAAAGAAATATATAAAAAAACAAAATGTAAAATATCATGGCAATTAATTTTAGAAAATTCAAATTTAAATAAAAAAGCTATTTTACAGTTTTTTAACAGTATTGGGCAATTATGTGCGGAGAATAATATACCATATAATTTAGAAGATAAAATGTGTAACGACAAATGTGATGTTCTTACTACTATATTAATAGATAATAGAGAAAGAAAACCATATAAATTTAATTCTTATGAATTTACAACTTTAAACATAGGTGATTATAGGTCTAAAAATTTTTTTAATGGTGTTATTTTTGAAAGAAAATCAATGGGTGATTTAAAATCTACAATGTCTGGTGGAAACAACACAAAAAGATTTTCACGAGAAATGGATAGAGCAAGAAAAGAACAAATATATGTATTAATAATAATTGATTGTTCAAAAAATGATTTTTTTAAAAAACATCCATATGGTAGAAACACAAATAATGGAATATATCATTTAATTAAAATGTTTGGTAGTGTTTATGCTGATGTATGTCAGTTTATTTTCACAGGATCAAGAAATAACAGTATAAAAATTATAGATATGTGTCAAAATTGGTTTCCTGAAGATTTACGTGATATAGATTTACAATTAATATTAGATAGCACAGATGATGAAAATTTTGATATATTTTCAAGTAATTACATACAAAACCCTAAATAACCGAAACATTTATATAGTTATACATCATT